GGTACGCGATAAGCAAGTTCAGACTTAGGTCTGTCCATACCGTCTTGAATCGGTTTAAAAAAGAACGGATAGTTGACAGATATTGGTACAACTTTATCGGTAAACATTTTTTTAGCATCACTACCACTTTTAGATAATATTCCGTATCTACTATCACTTGATATAGTAGCTTGATTAACAGTTTCAGCTGATGACATAAAAGAAAAACCACTACGTCTGTTTTTTAAATAACACATTCCGTAGCAACGTTTATCAGCTTTACACGCTTCCCAAAATATAAAGAACAACCTGTTGGCTTCTCTAAAATCTGGAGCACCAACATCTATTTTACTCCATTGTAAATACATATAATGGCTACCTGTTATATATGTAGGTTCACCATTGTTTATAAACCAAAAGCCTTCTTCTCTACGTTTAAACTCTTCGTCTATAAAATCGTACCACTTATCTTTGCTTTCTTCTGGATAATTTCTCCAGTCAAAAATGTTTTTAAGTTTACTTAACTCTTTAGGGTACTCTATTTTTTGCCACTTGTTGTTGTGCATGTGCACTGTTTGCGGTTTAGGTGGCAAGCCAATTTGCAAACCTTGTATCTCCACCACTTGTCCAATGCGTCCAGTTTTAGAGATAACCACAATATCATGTTCTTTATTGTATCCATATTCCCATTTACGTTTTTTGTTAAGTCGACTTATTGTTGTCTTCTTAACTGGTTCAACTATTTTATATAAGCTTTGCTCGTAACTCATTTCGATCTGCCTTCCGCGAAGCCTTTAAATACTCGTTCTTTTTTTTCTTCAGGTGTCTTTCCTTCCAAAATATTTTCTTCTTCTTGTATACGGTTAAGTATTTCAAACGCATCAAATATAGCTAACTTTTTTGTAGCTGCAGCATTTTTTAATCTATCAGCAGAAACATCATCATCTGTGTTAGTAATGATTTTTTCTTTAGCTACATTAATTAGCTCTTCAACTGCTCTATGCCCAGCTTGGATTATAAGCTTCTTCGTTTCCTTTATATTCATATTTAATTGTAATAAATTTATTGTATACTCTATAAAGCTTTTTACCTTCTATTATAAATTCATATTTAGAAAAAGGTGTAAAACTAACTAAATCACCAACACTATAAGTTCCATCAGTATAAACAACTATACCTTTAGTTGGATCTTCTGTTTCTCCAGTGTTAATTCTTTCGTTAGCTTTTAATGGTTCTACAAAAGTAAAACCATCTACAGCTTTCCATCCACTTCCATTATTGTATAAGAACATTTGATCTGATGATATTATATATATATCTTTATCAAACCAAGCTTTACTATTTTTTTCAACACCTCTAACGTTATGCCATCTACGAAATACATTGTGATGCACTATTACTCTGTCTCCCGGCTTGATAGATGTATCACCCACAATAGGACAACTAATAACAATGCCTTCACGATTAACGTATTCATGGTTATATATTTCGGTATTTAGTATTAAATTTTTATCTCCAACCTTTTTTATATTATTATATCTTTCACCGGCTGGTTTAATAACAAAGTTATAAGGACTTTTCATTAATATTCTAAATTATACTCTACAGATATAGCCATATTTTTATTAAAGTCTTTCCAAGGTAGTACATCTTTACGCTTTTTAATGTAAATAGAATACTTATCGTCTTCTTCTATTATATCGCATATTGTATGACCTCCATAAACTTCTTGGCCAACTGAGTAGTGCATTGAATCTATTTTATAGTCTTTACCTACTGTTATCTTTCTTATCAGTTTTGTCGATTCCATTTTCATTATATTTAATTGTTCCATCTGCTAAGTTTATATCATCAGTACCATACTCTTTAATAAACTCAGTTCTAATACCTTCTATTTCTTTGTTTGTATTAAACAACAAACTTAATACGTGTTGTTTAGAAACTTCTAAGTTACCAATTTCTATTTTAAAATTGTTAACTATATTAAGTTTTTGACGAAGGTTTTTTAATTGTTCTTCTGTAATTTTTTCTGCCTTAGGTTTTAAATCAACCGTCTTAGGCGTTTTTCTTTTTGCCATTTTTATTTAATTTAATTAATATTATAAAGTTATTCCTACTCTACTAGCTATATCTCCTATAACTAGCGTAGCATTTGAATCGCTAAGAATTTCATTATATATAGCGACTTCGTATATTGTTCCATCAAAAGCATTAGCACCTCCTGTACCTTGAGAACCTATTACATCAAAGTTAAATCTAGACAGAGTACTATTTGCTTCAGCAAAATTGTCAAAATCGTTGTTTACTCCTATAGTAATAGTATTATCAGTTTCTTGTCTATACATTACTATAAACTTTTCTACTCCTCCATTTCCTTCAAAACTAAAATCAGTAGAGTGGCTCACGATAAGGTCAATTGCGTTAGCAGATCTTTTTGTTCTAAACTCATTATCTGCAGTTTGATTTATTCTTATAAAGTCAGCGGCGTTAGAGCTAGATAAAAAAGACATAGAACTACCACTATCTGGCTCCATAGCAACGAACGCAGTAAAAGCATTTGTTGCTATTGTTGTGTCAAGATCATAATGGTTTTGAGATTGGTTAAAATCAATACCACCGTCTTCTACAGCTCCTCGTTTATCAGAGTCTGATTGAGCAGCATGGTTACCGTTACCGCTAGAATCATCCCATTGAGTAGCAGTTACACCTTCTCCGTTTTTAAGCCATAGTTGTAAACCACTAATTTGATCTAAGCTAAACGATTCTAAAGATGCGCCACCTATTATAATGCTATTTCCTAATCCTAACATTTATTTTCCGAAGTAACAGATTATACCACCATCAGAATCGTCAGCGTTTAAAGATACTGAATCCCATCTGCCATATATAGTTAATCCTTTTGGAAAAACCTGAGCAGTAGCAATAGTTTGACCTCCAACGCCTTCGTTGTTTATAGCACCTGGTCTTAAAAAAGTTAATGTTATACCATCACTTATAGAAGAACTATCACTTATTGATATTTCTTTTGTATTATCTCCATCTGGATCTAACGCTGTCACTGTACCTATAAGAACACCTGTACTAGTAGCATAAAGCTCATCACCAACTTTTATTTCATCTTCATTACCTGTGCCCGCGTTTTCTTGATCAAATATAACCTTTGTAGAGCTACTAGTAGCACCATCAACTGTTCTAGTATAACGACCACTATCGTGAGCTGAAGAAGCTGTATTTACAAAAATATCAGCATCTTTGGCTATTAAAGAATCAAGTGAAGTGTCTGCTAAAAATTGAATTGCTACTATAGCTAACTCTTCTGGAGCAGTAATAATATTAGCAGCTGTATCTGCGAAAGCTGATCCAAACTGACCAAAGCCATAAGCTACCTCTGTTGAATTTTGTCCCATTTTATTTTTCTTTTAATTGTTCATTTTTTTTTGAACTTCCACCGAAGAAGAAGTCTATAATTGTATTTACTTTAGCACTCATTGCGCCAAATATCGTAGAGATGAAACTAATTTCAAACTCTCCTAGTTCTATTGATTTTGTAACAAAATAATTAAACATTACAAATGTAATGCCAAAATATGCTACAGTAAATAACGTTGCTAATACTTTTTGAATAATAGCATCGTCTTTATACATATCACGCGCAGACTTACGATCTTCAACTTCTTTTGCAAAAGCTTCGCGTTCTGCGTCTAATAATAGTTTTTTAAGAGCAAGCTTTGCTGCATCTCTCTCTTTATCAGTAGTAATTACTTTGTCAAGTATACCTTCTGCATTATCTACTATTTTACCAAATAAACCTCCTACTAAGTTATTTATCATTTTCTTCTTGATTTAAGATCTTTTAATTTAGCTTGAAGAAGTTTTAAGTTTTGAGTCATAGTAACTTTCTTTTCTGTCGGTCCAGCTTCTTTAGCAATATCAGATTTTAAAAACTCTATTCGATCTTCAAGATCATTAATACGCTCAACTAAATTTGTTCCTTCATAAACTTCTGTGTCTGGATTTTCTCCTGGTTGAAGAGGTGGTTGCCTATCATTGTTTTGTTGCTTAGGAGATTTATGAGTGTAACCTTTTTTACCTAATTCTAAATGCTCTTGATACGTATCAGCTACAACTTTTTTACCAGTTTTAGGTTCATACATATCGTGAGCTTTAAATCCTTTCATTTTAAATGCCATAACTATTTAGGTTTTTTTACGTTCATTAATTTATCTTCTAGCTCGCTAAGCTCTTTTAATTCTTGATCATAAGGCATATTTAATTCTTTATTTTTTTTAATAATTAATTCTAATGCTTTCATACGATCCATGATTGCTTTTTTATTTAATTCATTTCTTCTTTTAGCATCATCCATTTTGACCTCAACTCGATCATTTGTTTGTTGCTTAAAAACCATACCTTTCATTTTAAATGCCATATTCTTAAATTTTGTTTGCTTCCCAAGGAAGCGATTTATCACCTTCTATTAATTTCTCACCAGTGTGAGGATTTGTAACATAACCGTCTTCTCTAAGCCAAACTTCGCCTTTGTAGTAAACGGCATCATCATCATAAGTTTCAACACCTATTTTCATAGCTGTTTGATGTTGCATTTCATGAACTAATGTATGTTGCAACATTGGATCATTTATATCCATATCTTCACTAATGTATATAGATCCATCAAGATTTGCTTCTGCTAAAACACCATCATCAAGTTTTTTTCTAAAAACATTTGTTCCAGGTATAAGCTCTTGTCCAGACTTAAATTTAAATTTAGATTTAATATCTCCGCCTTGAGCTTGCAATCCTTTTGATGTACCTAGTTTAAAAGCCATTATCTATCTTTATCTTTAATCATATCGTCTATAGCTTTGTTGTAAACTTTGTCAGTATATGATTCGTTGTTATAGAATATACTTCTATCTGAAGTAGGCAGATCCTCCTCTGCTAGCAGTATTCTATATATCCTGCTTATTAATTGGCTGCACTTAAACGAAGTTTTATATACGCTATATTTTATCGTCGTGCGATTTCTATGTCTCCAAACCTCTATCCAGCCTTGTTTTCTTAGACGTTCCCACCTTTCTTTATCCCAAGAATATGTGTATGTACCGTCTATAAATTCATTTCTTGTAAAACGCTTTTTACAGTCTAAATAAATTAGTAACTCTAAATCTGCGTCTTTTAACCCGTAAGTCTTACAGGCCCATTTTCTAACGAGCCTGTAGTACTTAAGGATTTGTAATTCACGTAAATCGTGACTAGTTAATCTCATTAAACAGCAGTGTCTGTGTCTACATACTTAATATCACAATTAGTTATGTAGCTATGAACAAACAATGAGTTTAATTTATCACATATAACTATAAACCCGTCTGAATAAGGACCGCAATTTATAGCTTGCGTAATAGCTTTGCAAACTTCTTTAAACTTACCACTAGTAATAGTTAAAGCTACATAGTCGTAATTTTTAGTACCATCAGCAGCTGTTTGCACGTGTGATTGTAAACTATCAAAATACATATTAACAACCGTAGCGCTTATAGGTTCTATTGACTTTAACAAACTAGCATCAACACACAATCCTTCGGTTGTAGTGTCGACGCCAGATGAACCGTCAGAGAAGTAAAGCATTTTTTTTGGTTGATATGCACCTTGCATAATTTATATATTATGAGTCAATAGTGATAGCAACTCCCGTTACACCTTCAAAACCTTCAGCTGCAATACCATTAGTTAAATCAACAACATTGATTATTTTACCAGTAGCATGTGGATTAGCAGTTAATAAAGCGGCTAAAGCTTTTCCTAAGTTTTTAACTTCGTGTCCAGTTGTTGTAGTTCCATCTGCGTGTGTTAGTGTAACTTTTTCAGCACCATCACCTACACCCGTAGCTCCTTTAAAAAATAAATCAGTTGTAGTTGCATTAGCGGCTGAAGCACCTAAAAAGTTTGACGCAGCGTACATTCCAGCGTCTCCTGTAGCGTCAACACCGTCACCATCTGCAAAAAATAAGTAATTTTCCATTTGTTTAATTTTTTTAATAGTTAATATTATGTTATCGATGTGCACTCAGTTACTAATCCTTCAAAATTAGCATGTATAACCACGTCTTTATTAGCAGCACCAGTAATAGAACCTGTGTCTTTTTCTGAATCAGCAACTACAATAAAATTATCTCTTGCAGTAGAGTTTAATAATTGCATCATTTTTTCTATTACATCTTTGTTTTTACCACTACTATGAGTTAATCTAATAACTATAGCAGTGTTATTTGTGTTGATGTCTTGAAACTTGAAATCAGTTGTTGTAGCTGAAATAGGATTACAACCTAAGTATCTTGAAGCAGGGACAATGCAAGACGTTGTTGCATCAACATTTACTACGCCTACTTTTGCAAAATACAAGTAGTTTTCTTTTTCTTTCATAATTTTTTTTTGATTAATTAATAATTTGTTTTAAGATTTTATGTTTAAGGATTTTGGTTTATAGTTTGTGTTTAATCTACTAATACAATATCACTTGCTTTAATAACAAAATAAAACTTATCTTCAAATTCTATTCCGTGACCAGCTACTTTATCATACCAGACAACGTCACCTTCTTTTATAACTTCTACTAAGTTACCAATAGAAACAACCTTACCTTTAAAATACCTAACATCTTTGTTAGTATCTTCTGTCATTATAAGTCCACCTACTTTTTTTTCAGTTTCTTTAATTTTATCTATAACTACGTAGTGATTAACTGCTTTCATTTACTCTAACATTTGAAATTACACAATCAGCAGAAATAATAGTAGATACAACACTAACTGCATTTTTTAGCGCTGATTTAGTAACAAGTACAGGATCAATAATACCTGACTCAACCATACTTACAGGCTCACCAGTTATTACGTTTAAACCACAACCTTCTTCAAGCTTAACATCAAACTCAATACCAGCATTTTCTAATATAGTTTCGTAAGGTGACTTTATTGCTTTTAGTAATAGCTCTTCACCGACTGTGTCGGTTGAAATTTTTTGAGATGCGTTAAGTAGCGCTATACCACCGCCGGGAACAATGCCTTCTTTCAGTGCCGCTTTAGTTGCATATATAGCGTCTTCAACGCG